GGAGTGAAACTAATAATTAAATAGATTATGAAAGCACAAGGTTAAAGACTATTCTTAAAATGGTTAGGTTGGGCGTACTGGAAACGGTGCGCCTTTTTTTGTTCCGAAATAATTGTATATTTGTTCACATGATAGAGGAATATACATTAGCATTAAAGATATTTTTGTCTGCTTGGTTCGTTACTAACTTTGATCCCATCGTTGCGGTGGTGTATGTGATCGAACAAAAGCTACCCGAACGAATAGCACCGATACTGTACCCTATACAATGCTTTAAATGCCTTACCTTTTGGAGTACGTTAATAATCACACAAGACATTTGGGTATCACTTGCATCATCTTTAATTGCATCGTTGTATGATGGAGATTAGCCAATCAGATATCGAGGTGTTCGAAGCGTCCAAACAGGACACACTATATTCTAAGGCATCACTTAAAAAGTTGGCACGATCTTACAACAAATATGTGGAACCAAAAGATGTGATTTCCTATTGTATGTGCAACAAGGTTCGACGAAAAATATATCACAACCTAATCATTGATTGGTATGCACAAAACAGCAATTGATAAACAACTGCCAACGCTGTATCCTGCACTACTTGACACTTCCACCCGAATGTGTTACAAATACCGACGAACATACCCACCAGAGGAAGTGATTAATATCGCTTATCTATACATCATTAAGATCAAGCACAAGGTGGAAGACGATGACATGCTACGTAGATACCTTACTGCAAAAATATGTCAGGAAATCGCATTAACACAGTCCGAAACCAACAGGAAACTAAACACCAGGCATTGCGATCTAAACGAAAACACAGCAATTGAATACGAACCATACAAAGACCCATACGAATACGAAGTAAAAGCACTAGACAAGTATCGTGAAGTTCCAGACCGTGTGAAGCGTAGAGTCTTCGAAGTGTATTTCGACAAAGGGGAAAACACATGCAGGAAAATGGCAAAGTATTTCAACATAGACACAAAGAGCGCGATGAACTTAATACGTGAAATGAAGGAAGACCTTCAACAAATAGCTGAACAATAACTATATTTATATAATTAACTAATAAACAAAGACATGGCAAAAGTATTTAAAGAAGAGTATCAAAACTGTACGGTAACAGTACGAACACAGTTTGGAAGAAAGGTAAACATAGACACTGCAACGGCAGACCCGAATGCATGGATCAAGCTTGAAGAATTTGCTTTCCTATTTGAAGACGAAGGTACACTAGCACCAAAGAAAGTGAAGAAAGCTGCACCAGTTGCGACGAAAACAACACCGACTGAAACACCAGAGGAAAAGCACGAAGAAATCGCTAAGGAAGTAGCAAAGGAAAACAGTGTTGAACTATCCGATCTATCACTAAAAGAACTAAGAGCAAAGTTTCCTGACATTAAAGACACATCGAAAGCTGGATTCTTAAAACAACTAGGACAATAGTATGCCTGTTCCTAATATTAAAAACGTCGATCACATGTTACAATTGTGGTCGGCGTATAAGGAGTCATTAACCGACGAAGCAAAGAAGTGGGAACAAATACAATACGTAGGAAAGGACGGTGACAGAAGAACAGACTATCCCAAACTTCCACTAACACTAGAGGGTTTCAAGACGTATTGCCACAATGAAAAGATAGGCTATATCCATCAGTACTTCGATAATAAAGACGAATTGTACAACGATTACGTGGTTGTCTGTACGCGCATACGTGAGGAAATACGCCACGACCAGATCACTGGAGGGTTGTTAGGGTTCTACAATTCAAGCATTACACAACGTCTTAACGGCTTAGTAGACAAGAAACAAACCGAACACAAAGGTGAACCTAGAGTGTTTAATTTACCCGACGACGACACAGAGGAATAAAAGGGTATCCACCGCGTGGAGTAAGTAGACTCACTCACTAATAATCAAGCACTTACAAAAATGGCTTTTCAACTCACCACGGCAGTAGTTAAGATTCTAAGAATGAAAGCCCGTAAAAAGGTTATTCAAGGTTCAACATCATCTGGTAAGACATACGGGATAGTTCCGATAGTATACGACAAATGTCTGGCAAAGGATAGGATCAAAGCAACGATAACAGCGGAGACACTTAGCTCACTAAAAGATGGTGCTATCGACATCTTCAAGAACTTCATGATGGACGAAGGTCGCTGGGATGATAACCGCTGGAATGCCACAGACTTTGTGTACACACTTGGCAATGGTTCAAAGCTACAATTCAAGACATTCGACACAGTAGGAAAAGCGAAAGCAGCAGGTAAGCGTGATCTGTTATTTATCAATGAAGCGAACCATGTACCGTATGATATTGCCGATACTCTAATCATTCGATCTAAAGAAGTGTATTTGGACTTTAATGCAGATGAAGAATTCTGGGCGCATACCGAGGTGCTTACATCGCCAAACAGTGAGTTCTTAAAATTGACTTACCACGACAACGAAGCACTACCCAAAGAAACCTTGGAAGACTTAATGGAAAAGAAGCGCAAAGCAGACTTGGAAGAAGCAGCTGGTGTAAAGGGTTATTGGTGGAACTGGTGGCAAGTGTACGGACTTGGTGAAACAGGGCAACGACAAGAACTTGTATTTGCACCGTGGGAAATTCTCAAAGAAAAACCTGCACGATTCACTCGATACGTGTATGGTATAGATTTCGGATATCAACACCCCACGGCATTGATTAAAGTTTGGTATCACGAAGATGAACGATACTTGGAGGAAGTGATATACAACCCTCTTTTAAGTTCACCTAAGTTATTGGACAAGATGGAAACCAAGAACGTATCAAGGGAAATCGAAATGATTGCAGACCATGCACGACCCGAAATGATCACCGACCTTCGAGACAAAGGATATTATGTACTGAATGCAGACAAATCTGTGGACGCTGGAATTGAAGATTTAAGAAAGTGTAAAGTGTACGTTGACGAAAAAGCCGTCAATATAATCCGAGAAAATAAGAAATACAAATACAAGAAGATCAACGGACTGATTACTGACACGATTCACAAGATCAACGACGATGCAATGGATGCAGTGAGATACGCCAACAGGTGGATAAGTAAATACTCGGTCGACTCAATGGATGAAACTATCTCTATTAATCTTTAGTTAACGACAAACGAACACCGTACTATACAAGTATGGCAATAACACTTAAAGCAAAACCATTTGTAATATCACCAGCGTTCAACGAACTGCGTTTCATATACGACAGCACGAATAAGAACAACACTGGATTCAAATATATCTTTGATATTTACGAAGCAGGAACAGCGACCAAGATAGCAGAGCGCAAGATATCACCACAGTATTCAACAGGATATGGTGATCAAGATGTATCTAAGTTAATTCAAGGATTCTTGTCTGGTGATTTCACACCATCAAATTCGACGACATTCGACGCGACGAAATCCTATTATAGTTATGATGTAAAGATCGGTGAAGAATATGTCGCCGAATATAATTATACATCTGCCTTAGTACAGAATGGTTCATACGTAAAGATAACGGTCACACATGCCTTTGAAGTAGGTGATGCTGTTGTCATAGCACAAGATGATGGTGGAGCAGCCAACCCTGGTCTTGAAGGGCTGTTCGTTGTAACGGCAATAAATGGAACGACAGACTTTACTATCAATTCGCTATGGTCAGAAGTAACGGACATAAACATTGATGGAACCGCAAAGTACAGCGATAATAGAAAGACGATAACACGAGACATTACTACATCACTAGCAAACTTTGTCTTCAACGGTGCGTTTAGTTTCCTTAACTGGATAGCATACGACCAAGCACAATATGAATTGACTGACTCGACGACGAAGATGTTAACCGACCTACCCGACGAATTCAGCATATTCGAAGGGCAAGACAATTGGGTGAACGTATTATCTGAAACAGACGCGACAAACTTCATGTACTTCGAAAACAGTACAGGCGATATATTTAAAAAGGCTATAACATCGGGTGGATTCATTGATCAGATTCTAGTCAGTGGTGAGGACTTACAGGCAGGACTAACACTTGTCAGTGGTTCGGGTGATCTAGTTGAGGACGATGTGGAGTACTACCAGTTCTGGATGCAGACAAGTGCAACATTAGAATTAACACAACGCTATCAATTCAATATAGATAAACGTTGCAAGATAAACGACTATCAACTGGCTTTCCGAGATCGTAAAGGTTCGATGTTGTCCTATGGTTTCCAATTGCACGATGTAGAAAGTGGAACGGTCAAACGAACGACATACAACAAGGAAGTGGTAGGTGCGATATCAAGCTCTAAATGGACATACGAAAGCCATGAACGTGGAATGAAGCAGGTAGATATTACCAAGGACGAAACACTTACTTTAAGAAGTAACTATATCCGAACACAAGAAGACTTGGACTTGTTCGAACGCTTGGTAACTTCACCAGACGTATACATCAAGATCGGTGATGATTGGTTGGCTGTAACGGTACAGGATAATTCATACACTAATCCAAGACTAAGACAGAGCAGATTACACAAGAAGGAAATCAAAGTCAAATTGGCAAATCAAGACATCATCAATGGCTAATAATACAACGGCATACATAAAGACTAGCAACGGCAACATCCAACTAATTGAGGGTACAAGCTGTTCGTTGAATTTTGGTATAGCAGATATCCGTGATCTATCTAGTCGGGGTGGTACATTCTCGAAGCAATTGAATGCTGTGTGGAGTGATGAGAACCACAGGATACTTGGACAACTATTTGACATCAATGCAACAACGTTCGAATATAATTTCAATGAGCGTGTCGAATGTGAGGTGATACAGAACGGTCTTGTGATAGTCTCGGATGCTTACTTGCAACTAATCGAGATAAACGAATCACAATCAACGAACGCACAACAAGCGAACGGTAGCTATTCAATTCTTGTTAAGTCTGCACAACGCGACCTATTTGCCAAGATGGGATCAAAGGAATTAACGGACTTAGATTTCACATATCTCAATCACACCTATACAGCTGCAAACGTTGTTAGTTCATTTACGAACGACTACACCGATGGATATGTGTATCCGATGGGTATTAATGACACGGCAGACTTTTTGCTCACAGACTTTAGTCCAGCGATATATGTTAAACACTACTTCGACCAGATACATGCAACGAATGGATTTAGTTATGAAGTGCAAGATTGGGATGTGTTCGACAAACTCATTATACCATTCAACAATGATAAACCAGTAGTTGACAATACAGACTTTTTAGTTGAAGCGACGAAGAGTAGTTTTTCCAGTGGAGTGGGAGCGATAACAAACTGGACAGAGGTATCCGACAATGAAAGCCTATTCAATCCGACAACAGGAATATATGATGTACCTGTGTGCCTAACAGGTGGACAAGCGATAAATGCCAACATTGTAATTGATTTCGACCTAGTACTAGATAATTCTTCTGGAGCAAATGCGTATCTAGTCGATATCCAAAACACTGCATATGATAGAAGTGTACGATACAAGGGATTCTTCCGAATACTAAAGAACGGAGTATTTTACATGGGTGGAAACTTTGTACCACCAACGAATGGAGGAACACAAGGACACGAATTCTTCGAAAGTGACACACCAGTATCAAATGGTGATACAATCATACTATCCGACAACAATACGATTAACGTACCAGCAGGAAACTTACTTCCAACGGATACGCTATCCTTTGAGATAATAGTCCAAGCACATGCAGGAAATGCACTCCCTGCGTTTATGAAGTGGAAGGATTCAGCACTATCAACTGCCAACGATGTAACGGTCACACCACGAATTGATATAAACGATGTGACGATCAAATTAGAATTAACAGCCAATTCGATAGGGTACAACTCCGAACAGGATATGAACAACTATATACCGACGAAGATTAAACAAAAGAACTTCGTGAAATCGGTGTGTAACATGGCACAGTTAATGGCATATCCCGACCCCGACAATAGTAACAAAATAATATACCAACCTCGTGATGCATATTTAGATGCAGGACAAGAAAAGGATTGGAGGGAAAAATTAATCAAGGACGAAAACCAATTGGTGCGGTTCTTACCGGAACTTGCTGCAAAGCGTAAAATCTTCACGTACAAAGAAGATAAAGATGTGTACAACGTTTCCTATAAAGGAGCGACGAATGAGGTGTATGGTCAAGCTGAATTCATATTTGATACAGAGTTCAGACAAAACATTGAAACACTGGAGTTGGTTTTCTCACCTACACCAATGGCACAGATAGCAATCGGTGCGATAGTTCCAACATTCATTGGAGGTGCGCCAAATGTGAACATTAGGATACTAATTCACAACGGTACGCAAGTATGTAATCAGTTCAATATATACGATTATGCATCAACAGGTTCGACAGGTGTCGTAGACTATCCGATGGTAAGCCATTTCGATGATCATTACAATCCGACTGTTGACATCAATTTCGCTGTATGTGACTACTATTTCTATCAAGGCATAAACCTCACGAATAACAACCTGTACAATTTACATTGGCGAAGAACAATGGCACAAATGAATAGTGGTAAGATGCTCACAGCCATGTTTGATTTGAGTGTTGCAGATATCGCCAATCTAAAGATGAACGATAAGGTGTACACAAAGAACGCTTGGTGGAACTTCAATAGGGTGATTGATTACAATGCTAATGGAAACCAAAACACGAAGGTTGAACTATTAAGCATCGACGACGAACTCGATCTACCTACAACCCGAAAAGCAGGACAACCAACTGACCTTCCTATTAGTACACCATCTGCACTTCCTTCTGGTTCGGATAATCCAATCAAGGGATTACTAGAAGAACTATACACAGAAAACAACGTGAACCTATCCGATGGTGCTACAACGGTAAAAGGTACAGGTAATGTGATAGGGCAAAACGTTCGTGGATTCATCGTTGGTAACAACCAAATTATTGAAGAGTCGGGATATTGGATTAACGGTAAAAACATCGGTGATGGTTCGGACTTCTTCGAAGCGGTTGAATACTATTCTATCAATATTGATTCAGACTATACGGTTGACCCAACGGCACAAGCAGTGATTTATTTAACAGCAAGTGGCTTGACGATCACCTTACCAGACCCAGACGATTACACAGACACAAAGATATACATCAAGAACAAATCCACAGGATCAAACACAATAAGCGTTGAATTGGTTTCACCACCTGCAACAATTGATGGAATGGCAACGGTGAAACTAAAGAAATTAGAATCATTAACACTTCATGCAAATGAAGGAATTTGGAGCATACTATGACATACATATCAAACAATAACTTCTTACTTGAAACTGCACGAAAAAACAATGCAGGTGTATCGCCGTATAATAAATTTGGATCAAATAGTGACATTGACACAGGAAGCGCACCAGAAGACATTTGTGGATACCCTGGGCTTTATACAGGCTTTGATGCAACGGCAGGTGAAGCAATAGGTGTAAGAAGCACAGGAGCAGGAAGTGGAAACGACACAGGTTCACTAGTAACATCTGGAACATCAACAGGAGGAAGCGACACAACACTTGAAGATACAGGTACAAATTTTATTGTGGCTAGTGTTTCAGTTGGTGATATGATACTGAACGATACAGACCAATTCCACGGTGTAGTGACGGCAGTAACTAGTGCAACCGTTTTAACTGTTATCGCGTTTGATAATGGCGATGCAGAAAATCCACCATCTTTTGAAACTGGCAAAACGTACAGGATCGTTCAACCATCTGGAAGTGGTGCATGTGTTGTAAAGGTAATAAAAGCCTTAGAAACTGATTACGCAGAATACAAAAGTGAATATGTAATCATGAACGGTTCAACGGAAGTTGATACGGTTGGAACGGACTATATACGATGCTCACGTGCTAAGGTTGTTTTGTGGGGTAGTGGTGGAACAACGGATGGAACAATCGTTGGAAGACAAACCACAACCACGGCAAATGTATTTTGGGAAATCGAATCAGACCACGACCAAACACTGGTTGCATGTGATACAATACCAGCAGGACACACGCTATACATAACAGGGATATCTGCAAAAATGGCAAGAGCAAACGGTTCGGCAGGTTCGGCAGAGGTGGATTTCAAAACCCGACAAGTAAACACCACAGGGTTCAACACTAAGATACACGAATACATAAGCCATGGTGCGCCCTTTGATCCTGCTATTGATTACATATTAGCAGTCACACAATTCAGTGATTTCAAATGGTCGTGTAATGATGTAAGCGATAACAACACACAGATATCCGCACAGATTAACGGGTTTTTAGTAGCAAATAATTCTTAACAAATGGCGAACGTAGTAATAACAGCATTATTATAAACTCATGGCAAGTAAAAAGAAAATAATCAACGTTGAGATCAAACCAGAATTATCTGGGATAAGAAATCTAAACAACGAAATATCCAAGATGCGTTCAGAGTTGGACGAAGCGACAGATGCAAAGCATATTGACAAGCTCAACAAAGAACTCGGCAAGACCGAGAAGCAAGTTGTGGATATCAACGAAGCAGTTAAGAAGGTTGGTATCGGTAAGAAGTTCGAAGACGCATTTGATGACCTTGCACCACTATCTTCACGACTCGGTGAACTTGAAGATCAAATGTATGAATTAGCATTTGCAGGAAAAGCCGATAGTGAAGCCTTTCGTGAATTACAACAGGAGGCGGTGAAGATGCGCCAAACCATTATCGAGACTGATAAGCAAGTGGACATCCTAGCAGACAACAAAGGCATGTCAGTCTTTAGTGATGGTATTGGACAAGTCGGTGCATCAATGGCACGTTTGGACTTTGAGACAGCAAGTAAACAAGCGACAAGTTTAGCAGGTGCAGCTGGAAAGATTTCTTTTGGTTCAGCAATGAAATCAATGAAGCAATTTGGTAGTACGATTATGCAACTAGGAAAAGCGATCTTAATGAATCCGTTGTTTTTACTTGCAGCCGTTATTGCAGCCGTTGGATATGCAGTATATAAACTGCTCGATGCGCTTGGTGTGATCAAGGTAATATTTGAAGCAGTAGGAAAAGCCATTGGATGGGTTGTGCAACAACTTAAAAACTTCTTGGATTGGTTGGGCTTAACGAACTATGCAGAACAAGACGCAGCGGAAAAGAGCGCGAAGTCTGCCGAACGTAGAGCGAAAGCATACGAGACAGCAAGTAAACGAATCACACAAGCACTGGACACTGAAATCAAGTTAGCAGAACTTGCTGGTGAATCTACCGAAGCACTAGAAAAGAAGAAGCTGGAAGTTACAGAAGCGACAACAGAAAAACAGGTTGAAGCATTACGTGCAAGATTCAAAGCCGAAAAGATAAAGCAGGAAATGACACACGAGGAAATGGTCGAACTGCGCCAACAACTAGAGGAAAAGAAACTACTCCACAAGAAGAGTATCGACGATTTAAAGATATTCGGAGCAGAAGAAGCAGCCGAACGTCGTGATGCGATCATAAGAGACAAGAAAGCCAAAGCAGAACTAGCAGGTGATACGATTAAAGCACAGACGATCCAATTAAAAAAGGAGCGTGATCTAGCACTAAGAAATGAGAAGTTAACACAGAACGAGATTTTACTCATAAAGAAACAATTCAATGACGAGGTTGCAGAACTCGAAGAGGCAGACAGAGCAGAACGATATGCAAAGTGGAAAGCATGGAAGGACAACCGTGTGAGTACTGAACGTTTGATCCAAGACATTGAAACGGATTTATTGGAAGATGGTATCGACAAGGAACTCCAAGCGAACAATTACAAATTCGACAGGTTAATTGAAGACACCAAGCGTGATGAAACGATAAACCAAAAGGAGCGATTAAGATTAGTCGAACTATATGGTAAACAACGAACAGAAGCAGAAGCACAACTACGTGAGAAGAACCGACTAGCAGAAGCAGATGCGAAACTAAAGGAGAAAGAACAAGCACAAACCGACCTTGATAAATTGACAGCATGGTACGCTAAAAAGGACGCACTGGAACGTTCGTTGATACAAGACCAATACGAAAAGGAAAAAGCAGAACGTACAGCACAATTCGAAGACCGTATAGCAACACTCGAAGCAGAAGGATTGCTAACCAATGCGATTGAGTTGAAAATAAAAAAGAAGTTGCAGAACGATCTGGACGCGATAGACAAGAAAGCGAACGACGAAAAGAAAGCAGCGGATGCGAAATCAATTGCAGACGCGAAATCATTAAGTGAAGCCAAGGCAAACATGGCAGTACAAGGATTGCAACTTGTTGCTAGTGTAGCAGAGTTATTTGCAGATAAGAGTGAAACGGCTGCGCGTGTTGCGTTCAATGTCCAAAAGGCTGCAAGTATAGCACAGGCAACAATGGATGGATATAAGGCTGTGATAAGTACATACGCGAATGCACCTGGTGGAGTTGTATTAAAGGGTATTCAAGCAGGTATAGCTGGAGCGTTCGCAGCTGTTCAGATTGCTAACATAGCCAAAACAAAATTCGAAGGTGGTGGAGCAGGTGCAAGTGGTGTTGCATCGGCAGGTTCATCTGCTGTTGGTGGTGGTGGCGCACAACAAGCACAAACACCAAACTTGGAATTGTTCGGACAAGCGAATAACTTAAATACATTTTTCCAACCCGAAGGACAGGAACAAGGACAAACGGTACAGGCTGTTATATCATTAGATCAGTTAAGTACGTCACAGGACAAAGCGTCACAAATATTTGAAAGCGGTCTATTGTGAGTGCAAAACATTTATTCATATCACAATTAGGTGCTTGTACTAGAACGATCAACGCAGAGATAAAGAAGCAAATTATAGAAGTTGGTGCGGTAGACACAGGACGAATGAAGAACAACACCAAGGTGAAAGTTGGCTATATCTTCAACCGCGATGTGTTTACCATCCAATCTATAAACACCACAGATTATTATATCTTTGTTGATAAGGGTACGATTTATATCAAGGCTCGTGAGATCACCGACAAAACCCTTGACCGTAAAAGAGTACAGGACGCACTGGACAAAGTATACGACAAATGGATAGATTACATGATAGATAGACAATTCGACTAATGGCATTTAAAACACCTTCCAGCATAGATAGAGACTTCACCCGAAAGTTCAAAGCAGATATACGTAAAAAGGATTTGATTGACACATGGGCGTTGTATAAGTCGATAGATGTAACAGCAGAAATTGATTTGAATTTCGGTACGTTCATGAGTGCAAACTATACATTCAGCGTACAAGTATATGCAGAACCTTATTTGGTGTATTTGGACGAACGGTTCCAAGTAACCAACGATTTCATTAATAGTCGATCATTTAGAAATACCACCGATAAGTTCCGTTTGTTTTTTACTGCATATTTGCAGAATGAATATCCTTTGCTTAGATTTGATAATGTGACGCTTGAATTAAGCACGATCACATTAATGAATCAACCATGAAAATAATACTATTTATATTCCTTTCACTAGGAGCTACGGCACAAGAAACCAAGATACATGGCTTTCCAGAATTCGCAACGGTAACACGTTACATTGAACACAATGATACAAGTTATGTTCTAACATTCAAGGATCAACAATACAGCTTACTTGATATCCACGAAAGCGTAATCATTGACCCTACGCAAGTACTCAACAACTGTAACAAAGTACTTGAAACAGGTGAACCGATAAAGACATCCGAATACACCATATACAAAGTCGGTAAGAAAGGGTTGTCTTTTTACGTTGGGAATAGTTACTTTTATCCAACACTTAGATTTTTTCAAAAGACATGCGACAAAAGGTAAGTATCATAATACCCTATGACATTGATCGTGGATGGTTGAACGAAGCTATTGAATCAGTCAACGCACAAACATATCCAAACATTGAGTTGATTATCTCACAATCAGACAAGGGTGTAAGCTACAATCTAAACGATGGTATCATGAAAGCCACAGGAACTTATGTCAAGTATCTATGTGAAGACGACAAACTCACACCGCGATCTATCGAACTATCGGTACAAGCAATGAAAGGAAACGACCTTATCCACGGTAATAGTTTAATACTAGGACACACTGGTAAATTAAGTTTGTTCGTACCACTCGACAAACACCCAACACTCACACAAATGATTCACAACAACCGAATACATGGTGGAACATTAATGTATCGCCGTGATGTGTTTGAACGTTTCGGATACTTTGATGAATCATTGTGGACAGGTGAAGAGTATGATTTCAATATGATGCTACTATCCAAGGGTGCGAAGTTAGGATATTGCGGTGCAGCCTTATATGTTTACCGACGACACGAACAACAAAAGAGTCTTGGACGTAAAGCCAACCAAACGAAAAGAAAACAAGCGATCAAGGAAATTAGACAACGATATGTATAAACACTTTATATTCTGCCGTTACAACTTAGAGCTATTCAATAGCAACCCATACAAGGTGTCTAATCCTGACCAATGGATGGTTGAGCGCATACCGATGTTTAGACGACTTCTAAGATCACTTAAATACCAAACGAACAAAGACTATACTTTCGTCGTGGGAATGGACAAGAATACACCGCGTGAGCATTTATACATGGTAGCGAAAACACTGGAGGAATTCGATATCAATTATGTTGTTGTGTTTGGTGATCCACGTACACACATTGCAGAACAATCTGAATTCGTCGAGTGGATTATAACAAGTCGTATTGACAACGATGATGAATATAGACCAGAGTTTGTTGAAGCGATACAAAGCAACTTCCAAGAAAAGACAGAACTGTTGGATGTGATCGGAGTGCAACACGATGGTAAACGATTTTATACATCTGGACGACCAACACCAAACAGTCCATTTATTACATTGATTGAAAAGTGGGATAAACCCAAAACTGTATTGCATAGACCACACTCGATCATGAACGGTGAGTATCTTGCAAGGTACGCAAGTCTCGACCCTTTGACGATTCAACACATACACACATCGAACGCAGCGAATAGAATAATAGGCAAACCAATCAACCCGATATGGAAATAGTAGTAGCAATCGCAACAATGCCTGGTCGTGAGAAGTTCCTAGCAAAGACAATCAAATCACTGGCAGGACAATGTGATCAACTACGGATATATGACAATGGTGTCCGTGATGTTGATTTAACCGACAATGGAAAGTTTTATTTTCTAAAGGAATACACCGAACCAGTTTATTATCTGACTTGTGACGACGATATCATATACCCACCTAATTACGTGAAGGACATGGTGAAAGCCATAGACCGCACAGAGGGAATAGTAACACATCACGGTCGCATACTCACAAGGAAAAACGTATCATACTATCGTGGAAGACACAAGACGTTCAGATGCAACGGATGGGTGAATAGAGAAAAACAAATCCACGTTGGTGGTTCTGGTGTAATGGGTTGGCGCACTGATCAATTTAATCCTGTTGAGATTTACGCAAGTGAAAACAAACGAATGTCTGATCTAGTCGTGGCACTTAAAGCTGCACAAAGCGGTGTCAAGATTACCGTACTAGAACACCCTGTGAACTATGTGATAGTGCAACCTGTACCAAACGAACAAACCATATTTGGAGCAGATAGACACGAGGATACTATTCAGTCACAGATTGCGAACGAGGTTTTACAGATTCTGACAAAGCGAACCAATTAAAAACTAGGATGTGTGGCAATCCCATCACATGGCTATATTTAGTGAGATCACCCTTTGTAATCACAAATATAGTACGCATCCATGCCGTTGCTGGATCAACCTTAACCACCTCTTCGTCTTCTTCATACTCTTCGTCTTCCTCACCTGAATCAAATAGATTAGGATATTTCTTGAATACGTCTGCACGATATTGGGTGTAATTCTCGACCGCACGATATACGTCTGTGATTTTCTTGTCGTATACATCTTCACCAAGACCGTACAACAATTGCGCGACCTTTGGCAATGCATCGACAAAACTATTGGACACTAGGATAACATCGAGATCAATAAACAACGCAATGGATAGCTTGTTGAATGGCTTTAACCCTTCGTCCTTTAGTGTGCATGATATAGGTTTCGCAATAAACGAAATGCACTTCTTTACCTTCCTCAACTCACGGTCTGTGATATCTTCGTCCAAATCCAAGAACACATCACCGACTTCTAATATGAATTCTGTCGGTGTTATGTCCTTGTTGGAGATTAGTTCTTGCAACTCCATGAATTGTTCCACAGAGCAGTCTGACCAGTTAAGCGGTTTCTGTTCCATCTTTGGATTCGTCAGTGGATTCATTAAGCTCTGCAAGTTGTCTACGCATCACACGAACCATGAATGGTGCAGCTACATCAGACTTCAATTGCTTTCTGAATAGTTCTGCTTTGTGCTTGATATGATTCCAATCACGGTGTTCGGTGTTTGTTAAATCCACATCTTTGAATAAGATAGCAACCACCCAACTAGGGAAATGTCCATCATACTTTAATTGTGCCTGTTCGATTAACGATATATCCCTCGCTTTGAATTCGAATTCCACACCCTCGAATGATTTGTAAGTCCTACCGTTCACAACAATTTCATCTGGAACGTCCTTTGGTAGTTCGTAGTCATTAAACGAACGCACCGTGTCAAGGAATTCTTTTTGGTTTAAACTATCCAGTACATCGTTGGGTACTTTCAACATTTCGAAAACTTCGAAATACTTACTTACTACATCGTTGCCTTGTCTGTTTACTATCGAAAAAATAGTATCGAACTCATTCAACGTCAATTCATCGGGGGCGTTTCTAAGTTCGTAAACTTTGTCACCATAATTAATTTCTAACATATACAATTCTTTTACAACAAAAATACACAAATTTACTATACGGATAATGTTACCAGAATACACATTATCTATCGACCCATCATTAGCCGAAAACGGTGAAGAGTTGGGTATCTTTGAAATAGCGAACACCGCGACCCCTGCAATTATGTTGAAGGGTGTTGCATTCTCTAGTCAAGAAACGAAAGCGATCTACTTTGCAGATAACAAAAAATACAGGATTGCAGCTCCAGTTGTAACGCCTGGTAAGATATACCGCAAAGACCCCGAAACAGAAGAAGAATACTACGCGAAAGTGACACCCGAATATATCGAAAGTGTATATGTTGACTTCATGGCAAAACGAATAGGTGGTGAAGTATTCAACGAGGAACACAACGAAAAGGTTAAACCACCATCATACATATTGGAAACATGGTTAGTGGAAAACCCAAAGACCGACAAAGCACAAACAGTTTATGGTCTTGATGTTCCAAAGGGTACATGGTTCGCGGTTCAACAATTCACGGATAAAGAAGTTTATAATGATTACGTCGAACGTGGTCTCACAGGTTTTTCAATACATGGACATTCAGCAATGTTGTTGATGTCCGAACAAAACAAAACAGAAATGGAAAAGGAAGAAAACAAAGAAGTTGAAGCAATGGAAACAATGCAAGACGGTGCGAAGTTCATGATAGGCGATAAGTACTATGAAGTGAAAGACGGCGTACCAGTTGAAGTTGTTGAGGTTGTCGAAGAAACTGAAATGGCAGAAGACGACAAAACCGAAGAAACGGAAATGAACGAAGAAGAGTCTAAGACAGATGAAACTGAAATGATGGACGAATCAGAGGAAAAGGAAACAGAGTTAGCAGAAGAGGAAACAAAGGAAACGGAAATGGCTGACGAAGAGGGAACAGAAGAGACTGAAATGGCAGACGATGCAACTGGTGAGTACTACTCGAAGGAAGAGGTGGACGCTAAGTTCAGCGAAGTGTTTGACATGTTAGCAGACTTGAAAAAAGAAGAAGAAACAACAGAGGAAGTTGAAGATGTACCAAGTGTACAGATGTCAAAACAGCCAAAGAGTAGAGTGCAAAACATGCGCGAAAAACTGGATAAATTCGGAACGTTTAGCCCGAACAACAAATAAAATAACAACAATAAAACAAAGCAAAAATGGCAACAAGAGAATTAAGAATGTCAATGAATGTAGCTACGGATGCGCTTTTAGAAGTGAATCCAAAAGAGTTCTACACACAAGCGTTGTTAGAAAACCGTTCATCGGCTTACTTTCGACAAGTATTAAACATTAAAGAAAAAACAAAGATCGGTTCTTTGTCTTTCGGTACATTGCTTTTTCCAGCAGACTGTGCTTACCAAGGAGGTGATAGCACACTAGGAGCAAAGGAAATGGAACCATGTAAAATCCAAATCGGTACGGACTTATGTATGTACGAAATGGAAACTTCTTTCTTAGCGGATTGGATGAACGCAGGATCAAACGGTGATTGGATGCCAGCGGAGTATGCAACATTCATGTTTGGTGAGTTATCGCGTGAAGTGTCTGACCTTTTAGAGGTTCTAACATGGCAAGGTGATACTGATGTAACATTTGACGAAGAAGACCCAGCTACGTTCATCGGATTATGTGATGGATTAGAGAAGCAACTATGTGGTGCAAACATACCAGCAGCTCAAAGGGTGTCAGGAACATCGATAACTTCAACGAATGTTATTGCAGAAATGACAAAAGTATACAACGCTATCCCAACGAAGGTGAAACAAAACAAGGCAGATGTATCTTGGTTCGTATCACAAAACGTTGCAGATGCGTACGTGTTAGCAGTTGCGTTGCAATCGGCAGAGGTGTACACTAGAGACAATCCAGAATTAACTTTCTTAGGATACAAGTTGATGGTTGGTGCAGGAATGTCTGACAATGTGATGACACTTTCGAAAGCAAACAACTATGTATTCCTTGCGGATTTAGTTAGCGACCCAGAAGATTTGAATGTGATTGATTTGTCTAAAACGACAGGCGACAAAACAATCCGTGTTCGTTCTGACTTCAAAGTTGGATTTAACTACTTGAATGATACAGATGGACCAGGTGATAACGAATGGGTTACTTACGGATTATCTTGCGCATCATAAGCATTGAGAACATCGGGGTGGGTTTTGGACTCACCCCTTATTATAAATAATTAAAAACACACACAATGGCAGATCAAAATTGTACAGCATTGGAAGAGGTTGTAATCGGATGTCCTAGGAATTCGGGTGGTATCTCTGATATCATAGTTGGTGATATGGAGGATGTTGCTAGTGTTGTTGCAGATGATGCGACATGGGCGTTAACAACGTTCACTGTTGACGTTGCACCGATCACTATCAATGTTAAGCGCAGACATTCAGACTATACAGAAGAGGAAACGAACGACTTTGCAAACGGTTCGGTAAAGGTAGCGAGAACAGTTAACGCGAAACTACCAAGACGTGAAGCAGCGAAATCAAGATCACTCAAAATCATGGGTGATGGACAAAGATACTTATACACACTTGCGAAAGACTTGAATGGTATTTGGTGGTATTTCCCTTATTCACAACTTCAAACAGTTGGTGGTGGTTCTGGTAGAGAACGAGAAGATGGATCGAGTTATGACGTAGTAATGTACGGTGAAGATTCACAACTTGCATACGAGATACCAACAGCACTTGTTGAAGCAGCGTTGGCAGTATCATAAACTAACAACAATCTAACATAAATCAGGGTGACTTAACGGTCGCCCTTTTTTTGTTTTGAAACGTGACTAAATCCATGCACTATACTAGTATGATTAAGGTCGAAAAAGATATAGCCACAGATGTTGCAGTAACGTTTGCAGAATTGACAACAATATCACCTGTGTACTACTTGATACAAGTAATGAATTACATGGACGAGGTTGTGCAATCAATAACACCCACAGAAACGTCTGGTTCAATAGAAAGGTATAACTTATTCGAAATCACTTCAACACTACCAGCAGGTGAATACGCATACGAAGCATATCAATCTAGTACGATTAACCCTACCATCAATGATGTCGTTGGTGATCCTGTTGAATACGGTCTATTTATAGTAACAACAACGGAAGACGTTGAAGATAACATATATACATGAAAATATTTGGAATTAATTTTAGCGTACCGAGCAAGTCGCAGGTAGTACGAACAGAACCACAAGCGTACAATACACCGTTCTTGAAAATAGGCAAGGGTAATTTGTCTCTTCCTTACATACAGTCCAACACAACAAAGGCTGGTGTAATTTACTTCGGTGATTCAAACCTATTTCCGCAAATACTGAATCAAATGTATTTTACAAGTCCGTTGCATTCGGCAATTGTTGACTTTACAGGCAATGCAGTGATGGGTGGAGGTGTTACAATTGACCTAAAGGACAAGACAGCTTCGAATGAAGTGGACGCGCGTGTGTTCATGTCTAAGATCGGTGGACAAAAGGCGTTCAGATTGTTAGAACGTGATTACTATTTACATCGTCGGTGTCACATGGTTATAAAGTTTTCGACAAGTGGTAAATTGCTAAAGGCTGAACGTGTTGACCCTTCACAAATTAGATACCGATTCGATGGTAACTATGAGTACTGTGAAGATTGGGCGACATATAGAGGGCGACGAACGATAAGACCATACAATCCTGCTGGAAACATCGGTGAAGTGCTATACACTAAGCAAGATGAATCACCAGGACAAGATCATTATCCGATACCAGCGTATAGTGCAGCGTTGAATTGGTGCTACTTGGACGGCGAACAGTCTCTTTTGCACAAAAGCAACATACAAAACTCGATATTCCCATCGGTTTACATTAGACGACCGAAACGATTTAGTAATAAAAAAGAAATTGATGATTTCATTGATGGATTAAAAGGAAATCAAGGTAGTGAGAACGCTGGAAAAGTCGGTGTACTTTCGGGTGATGGATTCGAAAACACTCCAGAGGTTGTACAAGTAAGTGCGAATAACAATGATAAGCTATTCACCGAGACATCTAAAAGCATACAGGATAATATTTGTTTCGCTCACAAGATCAACCCGTCAATTATGGGTATCAAAGTGGCTGGTTCACTTGGTAATGCACAAGAACTTGAAATGTCCTACGCTATATGGGAAAAGAACGTAGTAATGCCAGAACGTCAAATAATAGAGGAAATTGGAAAGGAACTTCTTCATATCGGTGATGTGGAAGGTACGTTAACAGTGAACGGATACAAATTACTCGGTGAAGAAATCTTGGACGATGTGGATACAGTTAATAAAACTGCAGAAGTATTGAGTGCAATGAGTCCACTACTTGCTAACAAGATACTTGAAGCGATGACAATCAACCAAATATTGGACTTGGTTGGACTTCCTAAAGTTGAAGATGGTGATAAGCGACCAAGTGAAACATCACCAGGTACAGAGGCTGCGAGATTCTCTAAGTTAGTAATGGGACAAGTAAAAATAAAAGAGTAATGGCAACAGTTTATTTTGTAACAGAAAACTATATTAAACAGACGACAGCGTTAACAAAGAACGTTGACGCGAACGAGATAATGCCGTTTATTTCCACAGCTGCACAGACATGGATGCAGTCGATACTGGGTACATACTTCTTCGATGCTTTAGTTGTGAAGTTTAATGACCAAACATTAAGCGCAGACGAAGAGGTGTTGGTAGCGAAGATTCAACCTGCCGTTGCGTGGAGGGCTGCATCTGATTGTGTATTGGAACTTACTTACCAACTAAAGAATAAAGGACTACAAAAACAAAGTGGTGACAATTCAGAAGCGGTTGAGCTTAGTGAAATGGGATTCGTCAAAACACATTATGAAAACAAAGCAGAATTCTTCGAATCGTTCGTGGTGGAATACTTGAAACTCAATAACGACTTGTTCGCAGAGTTCACAGATACGTTGAACAAGTCTGGAGTGATTAAACCACAAGACGACGACAATTTTAACAGTGATATTCTATTCGTATGATTTCATATAATGAGATTCTAACAGTAATTGAAACCTTTGTGGATGGTCACAAGTTTGACCTTCGTTTTGAAGCAGAGTTTTATGAACAACTCCCGAACCTATCCACAGAAGACTTGGTTTTCCCTATCGTCTTTGTCGAACCCTTAGATGGTGACACAGGAAACAACACGGATGTAACGGAAATAAATGTGTATTGTCTTGACCGATTACGCAAAGACCGTAAAAACACCAACGATGTAATAAGCGATACTAAACAAATACTATCGCAGGACTTGACACGATGGTTGGAGGAAGGACAACAAGACATCGAGATAGATCGAAGTTATCCAGCGACCCCCCACAATAATTATCTACTTGATTACACTGCTGGGTGGTCTATGCGTATACGAGTACAGAATGAAAGGATATCTATTTGTGAAGTGCCGTATGAAGGTAGTGAACCGACACCAGTTGAGTGTGATCCTGTTACCGTTGAGAATTCAGACAGTGATATACTCGGAACACCTGCAAGTGGCTCAACGTTCACTGTGGGCGATTCTGTGATCACTTTGGATGATTCTGATGGAAATACACTAAACACGACAAATGTACCAGCAGAAGACACGGAAACGATTGTGGCGGGTGATACGAATGTACAAAACAGTGATGGGTCATATAATGTTGATGTACTTGCGGAAGGTTCATTGGTTGTTCCCGATTTGAATGTATCTAATTCGGACGACTCGTACAGTGTTAATGTACCAGCGACAATTGACCACGAAGTACCAGACACATCTGTACGAAGTTATAATAGCTTGATAAATGTCATTGATTCATCATTTTATCCAAGTGCTGTAAATGGACAAGTAACAATCGGAGATTCAGAAATCACTTTAAATAGTAGTGCGTTTCTTGATGTTCCTGCAACCGTTACACAGGACATTGAATTACTAGACCAGAACACAGACCCGATTGTACCAGATTCGGTTGTTGGTAATGTTATCACGGTAGACATCCCAGAGGGTGGCGCACAATCTACCATGTTAATGGGTACAGGCTTACAAACTTCGTACAGAACAGGTGATGATAAAGATATAAATGCAGGGCGTGAAAATGGTAGTTTTTATGTATTATCTAGTAATAACCCGTTTGGAAACACTGACAGGTTTACCGATACTTTAGGGGGTCAAACATACGCGAACGATATTGTAATAGATTGGGCGCATAGGGATTACACGGCAGGAACGGTATTAAGTTACTATCGAGTGTTAAGAGTTGCCACTAGCTGGAATGATGCGATTGATACGGCATTGGCTTTAAGTATTACAGGATTTACAACAGGATGGTATTTGCCAAATATGGTAGAGCTAAACAATTTGATACAGGTTTCGACAGATGCAACGGTTATTTTATACCCTCTGAATTATGCACCTTTTAACTTTACAAATAACCTTAATTATTGGACTTCAACAACACGACCTATATCAACGCCACAGGCTATTAAGTTCTTTAATAATTCGGCATACGCTAACAATACAGCAGCGAAGACAACAGCAGGTTATTCACACTTTTACGCAAGGCATACATTATTAACTGAATTAGGACTATAAACACAAAACCATGAAATACAAATTTCCATCTTTTGAAACTGTATTTACAGACCCAACAATAACTATTAATGGGGAAGTAGGAACGCGAATAAATAACAACGTTCCCGAAGACACGGCATATTGTGATATATTAATCACAACACCACAAACAAGTAACTCTTCATTCAGATTAGAGGGTTCACCTACACCGATTGATTGGACAATGGAAAGTCTATCAAAGTGGGTAGCACAACAATTGAAACAATACGAAGTTAAATAAACACCATGCCACAAAACACAGTTCAATATCACTTTGTACATTACGCATCATTAGTACTTGCGTTCTTTTCACCTATTTATATGCTTATGCTTATTGTAGGGCTTACCATTTTGTTCGACACGGTTGCTGGTCGATGGTGCGCTAAACACCAAGCGATCAAACAAGGCAAGGAACCACGGTTGGAAGTAACAAGCAATAAGACACGAACAGGTGCGATTAATAAGATCATAATGTACAATCTTACTGTGATCACTTTGTATTTGGTCGATTACTCGATGATCAACGAAGCGGTAATGATGTGGTTGAAGTCCCCAGTGTTTACATACCTATTAACAAAATTAACTGTGTTGTTCTTAATATGGATTGAATTCGATTCGATAGATGAAAAGTACTACAAAGTGAAAGGTGTGCGTATAAAGGATAAAATAGGCGTATTCTTTTCGGGTGCAAAAATGATTGTTGAAAAAATCTTTACCTTTAGGAACAAATCAAAAAAAGACTAACATGTTATTAGAGTTAAAACGATTCGTTGATGATGGTGATACAACAGGCGGTGCATTGTTCATTAATGGTGTATTTGAATGTTTTATTGTAGAGGACCAGGAGCAAACAAAAAAAGTGTGGGGTGAAATGCGTGTACCATGTGGAATGTATGATATCACATTTCGAACGGTTGGTGGATTTCACAACCGCTATACAAATAAGTTTGGTTCGATGCATAAGGGTATGTTGCAACTAACAAACTGCACACCAACATCTGCATCAAAAATAGTTGTTGGTGATATTCATTTTAAGTATGTATTGATCCACATAGGTAATACGGATGATGACACGGCAGGGTGTTTGTTGCCAAACGAAACATTGAACAGTACATCAATGCGTGGTGCAGGATCAACGAACGCTTACAAACGTATGTATCCAAAGGTTGCCAAAGCAGTTGAAGCAGGTGACAAAGTACGCATACACATCACCGATATTGAAACAGGAATATAAACACCAACATAATTATGGAAAACAAAGGAGTAAACGCACTGACAATTTTTGTGCAGGAAGGATTTGAACTAATCCACGAAATCAAGGAAAGCAAAAACGACGATGGTAAGATCAGACTATTCGAATGGATCGGTATAGTAAAAGAATCAACCGATGTATTGAATGCAGTGAGGGATTTAAAGGGCATTGACTTGTCGGATGCAACGGATAGTGATATCGCGAACCTTGCAAACTTAATAATGGACAGCATCCAACGTGAAGTGAAATTCACTAGAAACGATGTAATTGATTTATTGAACATTGCAAAGTCTGTTGTATCAATAACGACACGCAAACGAAAATAATTTGTATATTGCGCCCTTTAGTGGTTCATTCTACATTTTTTTAAAGTTTAGGTAAAAGAAAGGGTAGTCCGTGAGGTCGCCCTTTTTTAGTATATTTGTTTTAACAATATTGAAAAGTGGTTGACTGAAACGGTTGACTTATGTATGTCATAACAATAAAGGGTAGATGTTCGTAGCACTACCCTTTTTTAATGCCCTATAAATAATATTATAATAATATATTTGTATATGCCATTATTATGATTAGATTTGTATAAACTTTAAAACAATAACAGATGGACAACACTAACAAATTGCTGGATGCATTTTTCAATCGTTGTAAGAACGAAACACAAGAAGACAATGTATACACACCACCCGAAGGATTAAACGGTCTTAAAATAGCGCATACAACGATGCCTGACAAACCGTATGGATTCAATGAGGTATTCGAAAACACAATCAAATCAAAGTAACTATGAATAAATTAAATTCTCGCGTAGTATTAACGCACGACGACCCGATAGAAATAACTTCACGAAGTAAGATAATAGACATTCGTGCAGACTACGGAAACAACGAAACAGAAGTGATTGCATGTGTATATCATGAGTCAGACCAGGCAGCTTTGTCGATTGCCAAACATATTTGTATGATCCCAGACATGGTAGGTGCATTGGAATTATTCAAACAGATGCAGAACCATCAAGCGTTGGATGTTGCCGATTTGAGAATGTTATCGGCTAAGTATATCGACAAGATGAATTCAATCAATAAAACATTGTACGATGGGGAAGACAACACCAGCGCATAAAATAAGGGCGGTTAATAAAGACCTTGCAACGAATAGGTATAACATATCAGAGATAGCCAAACGAAACGATGTTGGATATACTGTTGCCCTTCGTTTACATGCTATTTTTATGTGTCGTCCAAAGACACAAGAAGTATCTATGATGTACAACGGTAAGACAGAAGCATATCAAACAGAAGACCAAGCACTATCTTGTCCACTCTACAATGCAACCAACAAAGAACTAATTACACCGATTCGAAAGGATTGGAAACTGTATTGATACAACTTTTAGAGTGTTGTAAAACATTTAAAAAAACATGGAAAAATATAACATAACACAGCATCAAACATCTATTGATATTGATTTTGATAAATTATCAAAAGAACAGATAATAATTAGAGCTAAAGAAATTGAAAAAGAAGGAGAAAAAAAGACATGTAAAAGATGTCTAAAACAAAAATTGTTTAACAAGTATAGGTTAAGAACAGAAAGAAGAGGAGTGAAAGGTATTTATTATGATGCAACGTGTAAAGATTGCCATGCAAGAACAAGAGGAACCAAAGAAATAGGGAAATTGAGTTATGCAAAAACTTTATTTGATAAAGGTTTTAGAAGGTGTACGACTTGCAAAGAAACAAAGCCACTAACTGAATACTATGGCAATAAGGCATCACCCACTAAAGTAGATAATACGTGTAAAATATGCTCTATTAAAATAACATGTCGGAAATATCACGACTCGAAGAAGTAGTATTGGCGGTTAAATAAATTATACTATCTTTGTCAGAAGAGGTTGCTTAGTTTAGCGACTGCGTAAAAGGTTTACACGCTTCCTTTCCTCTTCTATTTTTTTTAAGCGTGTGTAAAAAGCGACATTATGAAAAAATCATTTGTATTACATCGTGATAGCTTGGTAGTTCTGGACGAACTAACTGATGAACAAGCAGGTAAATTATTTAAGGCAATACGATCATACCATGAAGGTGATGTTATCGACTTGGATTTCGCTATGAAAATGGCATTTCTACCATTCAAGAATCAATTCGAACGTGACCAAGAAACCTATCAAAAGATCGTGGAACGTAACCGTAGTAACGGACGCAAGGGTGGTGCGCCAACTAAACCCAAGACAACCCAAAAAACCCAGTCGGTTATTCAAGAACCCAAAAAAGCCGATAGTGATAGTGATAGTGTAAATGATAGTGATAATGAAAAAGAAGATAAGAGTACATCGACTAAAGTCGAAGGGTTTGATTGGGATAGTTTACGTTTACTAATCAACAAGACGTTTGGCAGAGAATTCAAGACCATAAACAAAGACGTACGCAAAAAATACAATGCACGACTAAAAGATGGTTACACAAAAAAGGATGTACTTAATGCCATAAACAACTGTAAGAACGACAAGTTCCACATTGACCTAAATTTCCACCACTGTACACCCGAATATTTCAGCCGATCCAATACCCTCGATTTGCACAGTACGACCAAAGCCACGAACAAACCATATAACGCTCACTCATGAGAACACCACAGCACGAAATATTTAACAGACTAATAAACAGTCAAGGCGGTGAAGCTATCACGATGATATCTAAGTGTTCAGACTACACATTCCACACGGGTGATGATCGTATCATATTCGAAGCGGTTAAGCAATGCGTATCACAAGGAATGCAACCACATCCTGTTGCTATCATAAGAGTAATGAAGGAACAAAAGACGTTTGAACGTAGGTTTGTTTCTATGCTTAGTGAGTTAACGACCACCGACATGGATAACACCTTACCATTTGATAGTGTTTGTTCACAAGCGAGGGAGGAAACAAATGAGTACATGATACGAAACTTCACAGGTAACGTGTTGAACAGTTTGAACCAAGGAACATTCACACTGGATGGATATTTAGACCAGGCAAAACAGCTTGAAACAAGTGTGACACTAGAATCAAAACAAGAGCGTACATCTAAAGACGTAATCAAAACACTAGTAACACGTCACGACAAAGCAAAGGCGGGTGACATCACAGGATTAAGTCTTGGATTTATGAACCTATCCAAATACATAATACTAGAACCTGTTGATGTTATGTTGGTGGCTGCACGACCTGCAATGGGTAAGAGTGCGTTTGCCGTTTCATGTATCAAAAGACTTTGTTTTCAACAGAACTTGAAGGTGGCTTTGTTTTCCCTTGAAATGTCAACCGAACAGATACACCGTAGACTTGTTGCAGAACTTACTGACATTGGAATGAACCGACAAAAGGAAGGACGATGTAGCAAAACAGAGATACAACAGATCGAAGCGTTAACGAACAAGAAGGAACTGGACAATCTCACAGTGTTCGAAGGAACACACACCAATACCGACATCCGGCGAAAGGTTACAGAACTAAAATACACTAAAGGCGTCGACGTTTTTATTGTTGACTACATCCAAAAGATCAAACCGAATAAGAGCTCAAACAGTTATGAGGAAATCACAGAAGTATCTGGAGCATTAAAAGAAACTTGTCAAAATCTCAAAGTACCATGTATTGCACTGGCTCAACTATCAAGAAATTCAGAGCAACGTGGTGGTGATAAACGTCCAGTACTGTCTGACCTTAAAGGTTCGGGATCATTAGAACAAGATGCGTCTGTTGTTGGCTTTCTACATCGCCCAGAATATTACGGTATCATGCAGGACGAAGAAGGAAATTCTAATGCAGGACTTGGTGAGTTCATAATCGCAAAGAATCGAGAAGGTGAATGTGGATTGATTAATTTTAAGGTTGAACTAGGACTATCACGATGGACTGAACAAAACGAAACGATAATATCCAACAACAGCATAACACAAAACATTGATTTCGACACAGAGGAAACACCGTTCTGATGCTAACATACAAGAAAACCGACAACAATACCACCTTGATCTTCGACAAAGACACACAGGTTGGCACGATAGAAATACGACAAGACAAGTTTATCATTGGATTGTGTGAATATACTATCACGATACCAGTAAAGCGACGACAGGCAGTTAAACAATGCTTAGAGAATCACTACAAAGCGATCTTGGAAATGCGAGAGTGGGAAACAGAAAGCGAACTCACCGCGATGCGTAGAGGATTCACAATTAAAAAATAATTATTCTAATATATTGATATACTAATATATTATACATATATTTGAAGAACTTTAAAAGATAAGCACAGAATGAACAAGGCATCACAGGCAGATATCAAATTCTATAAGGGTGTGTTGTTGGTGAAAATCCACGACAAACTGACATCAGACAAAACATACATGAGTATCGACGAACTTGATACGTTCTTAAAGTCATACGCAGATTTGAATGAACTATCATGTGGTGAAATGACACACGAACAGATGCAGATACTAAAAGAATATTCGAAGCAATTTGCATCTAGCATTGGAATGGGTGTTGATGCATTCGACAAAGACAACGAAATCAATTTTAATTTTTAATCATAAACAAATGGCAGGAAGTCGTGAAGATAGAGAACGCTGGGATATGGAATACGAACACAACAAAACCATAACCCACGATTCGACAATGAAGCAAGGCAACCACCCACTAAAACAAATCAAAATGGAAGTTAAGTTAAATCAAGCAGTACAAGGAAAAGTGAAAAGTGTAACAGGATCGGGAACATACAAAGACATGTTCTCATTTGAATACACATTTGAAGATGGTGTTATCATGAAAGCGAACCACAAGACAGATGCACCACGATTTGCACCTGGTGATGATGTTGAATACACCGTGAAGTTTTCGAACGCTTATGGAAATCTAGGAAGTATCGACAAACCACAAGACCAACAACGAAGTGGTGGACATTCTACACCTCAACCATCCCACGGCATAAACACAAATGATTCGATACTGTATCAAGTGAGTTTGAAAATTGCTAGTGATGTTCTGATCAATGGGTACAATCCAGCGTTTGAAAACACGTTCCCAACAGGACAATCAATTAACGACCTAGCACTGGACATCGCGACAAAGGCAAAGGAAAACATTACCAAACTCTAAACAATGGACTATGCACTTGCTAAACGCATAAACAAACGGTTCATACTTAAATGCACAACCTGCACTGGTCAAAAAAAACTGATCGGTGCAGGTCAATTGCATAAGTTCATAGGAATAGGTGGTGAACAGGTAGCGGTTGAATTGTATGTGTATGCACTACAACGAACAGGAAACAACTTTGAAATCAAATTGGATAGAGGCATAACCATCCGATTCAACAAAAGACAAATCAAATGAAAAATTACACAACAGAAGAAGTAAACGGGTTCCTAGATGAACTAAAAATGAAATTCTACACTTGTAATACACCGATGCAAATAGCAATCGAACAATTCAAACGCGACAAAGGCTTACTACCTACACTAGAGGTTGGAAAGTGGTATAAAACAACACGAGGCTATGAACGTTTGTTGTGTTGTATAACGGAAATTCAAGGCAATAGATTTATTTACTATGGGTTCAATGTTTGTGGTCACTGGAAAGACGAAGACTATTACCCATTAGAAGATATAGACACCGAAGCAACCCCCCAAGAAGTAGAAACCGCTTTAATAGCAGAAGCAAAGAAAAGAGGGTTTAAAGAGGGTGTTAGCTTTTGTAGAAGTAAGGATTTATTGTTATCAGCTTTTCTACACCCATCAGTAAACACAGAAGCTGTTGTTACAACCCCGTTAATCTTAGGTGATAATAATAACTTATGGACAAAGGATGGGTGTATTATATTTAGTAAGGGGATTTGGGCTACTATAACCGAAGATAACAAACTAAACGAACTAGAGAAGAAGTACGAAGAGTTAGGAAAGGAAATACAAAGACTAAAGAAATAGAGCAATGGCAAATAGAAAAGTACTAGATGGAAACATCACCAAGGACGCACGAGTCCAAATTGAGGCATTAATAAAAAAGGGAATCACACCGTATAGAATCTGCAAAGGTTCTGGAGTGAACCAACTAACATTGGACAGGTTTCGCAAAGGCAAAAGAATCACAAGTGAACAACTAGACAAAATAGGAACATGGATCAAGGACGAAAAGCATTAAGATTTATCATTAAAATCATCGTGGCTAGTGTTGCATCTTACATGATATACAAGTGTCTTGTGATTTACGCAAAGTCCAACCATAAAGAACCACAACCCAAAGGATGGAAGGTATCGAACCCCGACCACAATTTTTGACACATGAAACGTGAACCCAAACTAAAAGACTGTGCCAACGAACTATGCACAAATGAATTCAAGCAGTACAAAAGTACTGTGAAGGTTTGTTCAATGGGTTGTGCGATAGCATACGCCAAACAGAAGAACCAAAAGGATGCGATCAGACAAGCAGAACGCGACAAAGCCAAACACACAATCGAACGAATGACAACCGACAAGTACAGGGCGGTCAAAATTCAACCATTGATGAATCTGTTAGCACGTATAATCGACAACGGTCAACCATGTATCGCCACAGGAAACCACGAAGGAAAAATGGCAGGAGGACACAGACATTCAGTAGGTAGTGCGCGAAACTTATCTTTGAACCTTCACAACATCCACATCCAATCATGGCAAAGCAACGACAAGCAAGGAGGCGACCACGTAAGATATCGCGCTGGACTCATAGAAATCTATGGAAGGAAGTACGCAAACTTTATCGACGAGGATTTAATGCAGTGTCCTTCGAAGCTATGGACTAAAGACGACCTTGTAGAGCTACGCCTACGTCTTCAAAAGATCGTTAACGACTACAAACACCTAAACAAGATTTACACCCCCTTAGAACGTATTAAAATACGTAATCAATTGAATGTTGAATTGGGGATGTATCCAAAAGAATTTGCAGTGTTTGAAAAATAAACATTGTAATACAATAATATATTTGTATATTGCACTAACTTTAAAAAATAACAAGATGAAAAAAGAACAACCAAACGGAATGCCTCAACAATGTATTGATACAGGTGAGGCACTAGTCCAAGCGTACGGATATGACAACGCTATTAAGAACATTGAAGACAACGTAAAGACATTACGAACAGTCCACGACATAATGAAGGAACACGCACCCGAACAAATCGAAGAACGGTTAAAAATTGCTTTAATGTCTGATTTTTGGGATCAAACATTGCAATCACTCGAAGTTCCAAAGACATTGCCACGTTCATTCATGGCAGGATTAAACCCAAACGGATAATGGAAAATTTGCTAATAACAGTATCGGGTGGTCGATCATCTGCACGAATGGCACGACACATCCAGACAAGCCCAAAATATAAAGACTATAACAAGCTATATGTGTTTTGTAATACAGGACATGAACGCCCCGAAACAATCGACTTTTTGAAGAACATTGTAAACGTTTGGGGAATACCTCTAAACATAATCGAAGGCGTTTATAGTAATGAAAAAGGTGTTGGTGTACGTCATAGGATAGTAGACTTTGACACACTGGACATGGAGGGGCGTGTGTTTTCTGAATGTATAGATGAACTGCAAAAGATTAAATGGACAGGTGTGCCTAATATGGCAGTACCATATTGTTCTGACCGCTTAAAAGTTAGACCAGCACACCATTTTGCCAAAACTATATTTGAAACCACCAAATACATCAAAGCGGTTGGCTACAGAAAGGAAGACTTATATACTAGGACATCACTAACTGAAATTAAAGCCAAAAAAAACATCATTGCACCACTTGTATTTGACTTTCACCCACAGATTGGGAACATTGAACTGAATGAATTCTATGATGCACAGCCGTTCAAACTAGAGATACACAATAAGCTAGGGAACTGTGAACTATGTTGGAAGAAGTCCGACCAGAACCTGATTGAAATAATACAACACGGAACACGGTTTGTTGATTGGCATATAAACGAAGAAAACAAACACGGAAATACATTCTTTCGTGGTGACAGAAGTATCAAGGAGCTAGTTAAACTAGCAGAATCTGGTGAGCAGTTAGAAATGTTCGACGATACTGGTGATGCATGTGTGTGCGAATTTGACTAAACAATATTAACACTTTAGAGAAATGAAAGAACAAACACCAATAGAGGAAATATTAAAAAGGGATAGTGAAATACTTGATGTTTTAAAGAAAAAAGGATTTGTTAAATCTGATTTAGATGGTAATCATTTAACGATTAGAACGGTAACAAGTTTAATTGACTTTGTTATTGAACTCCAAGCCCAACACGAAGCAGAGTTAAAAGCTAAAGACGATAAAATCCACTTTCTAACTGAAATGATTCACAACGGTTTAGGATGGGAAGATTTAGAAGATGACAGCAAACCAATGGATAGTTAACACCACTAAACACGAAACAGAATGAAAGCAATTTTAAAAGAATTAGGATTTGAACACTTGCCGATGCTTAGTGAGTTTTGGAAGAAATTGAGAAACCATAAAGAGGGATTCGAACCTTCATATATCACAATAGAGTATAATTCATTTGTAGAGTTTGTTACTCAACCCCTCACAAAAGGAATGTTTATACCTTGTGATGAAGCGGGAAATGTATTGGAAAAATCTTTGGCGTGTTTAAATGGCGATAATTGCCCTATTTGCGAACAATACCAACAAGCAAAGGATAGAGTATTGTTTGAGGGGTGGGAGGGTAAATCATACTGTGATTACCTTGTGATTAATGACAATCAAACAATAAGAA